ATCTCACAGCGCACACGAGGATCGACCGCAGGATCTCCGCCGCGCTCACGGCAGACGCCAACCTTGCGGCATTCGCCAAGGTGGATCGACGCTTCACCGCGCCTCTCCAGGCAGACGCGAACCTCGCGGCGAACACCACAGTAGACCGCCGCATGACCGCCGCTCTGACGGCCACGGCGGACCTGACGGCCAGGATAATCGAGGACAAGGCATTCGCGGCCTCGCTCACGTCCACGGCCGATCTTGCCGCCAAGGCGCAGGTCGATCGGCGTATCACTGCCTCGCTACAGGCGGATTCCAACGTCGGGGCGTTCGTCAAGGTCGATCGCCGCCTGATAGCGTTCCTACAGTCTGACGCGAACCTTGCGGCCAACTTCGAGACGTTGGCGCAGAAGACGTTTGCTGCGAACCTCGTTGCCACTGCCGATCTCGCCTCGGCCGTCAACGTGGATCGAGCCATACGCGCAGCGCTCCAGGCTGACGCGAACGTGTCGGTCTCGCTCGCCAGCGACAGGACGTTCAAGGCCGCGCTCCAATCGGACGCCAACCTTGGATCGTTCCTCAAGGTCGACAGGCGCATGATCGCCACGCTGACTGCGACGGCGGATCTGCTCGCAGCGCTCTCGATACTCGGCCAGAAGACGTTCGCAGCCAACCTGCTCTCTACCGCGGACATTCTGTCCATGGTGCGCGTGGATAGGAGGTTCAGTGCAAACCTTCAGTCAGACGCGAACATTACTGCGAATCTCGCAAGGGATAAGACGTTCGCTGCGCTGCTTCAGAGCGACTCCAACCTATCGGCCAACGTGATGCGCGACAGGGGGTACGCAGCTCTTCTGATCGCAGAGGCGCTACTTCAGGCGAGCATGGTGCGTGACGCGCAGCTGGCAGCCAGCTTGATAGCGCTTGCAGAGCTCCTTGCCAATATCGAGGTAACGAACGTTCCTGACTTCGTGCCGGGTATCACGGAAGTCTGGCGACCCGAAGGTGGACGTACATGGATACCAAAGAGTCCAGGCCGTACGTGGCGCCCAGAGGGTGGCCGTACATGGATAGCAAGAAGTGAGAGGTGACCCATCCCGTTCTCAACCGCGATTGACAATTCTATCGTAGATCACTACACAACCAAGGCCACATGGGCCGCGCGTACCGCCAACGCAACATGGATCGGCCTGTCCTCAACTACGCCGACGAAGGCTGGAGGCAACGTCACCGAGCCTGCATCCGGATCGTACGCTCGAATCCAGGTGACAGCTGCGGAGTTCAACGCTGCCGCCTCGAGCGCTACGGAGAACGCCTCTTCGCAGGACTTCGCAGCAGCGACTGGTGACTGGCTATCCGCGGTGAACCTCACGCACCTCGTGATCTACGACGCCTCTACGGTGGGGACATTCATAGGCTTCAAGGCGCTGACCGTCGCCAAGCCTGTTCTGAACGGTGATACGGCCAAGGTGCCTACGGGCGATCTCGACATAGCCATGGGTGGAACATGAACGCAGAAGAACGAAAAGAACTCTACAGCACGCAGACACGGGACATGTACTGGGAAGCCTCACGCCTACGTCGCCTGGCAAAGGACCCTGACCAGCGCGCACAGGTGGAGCAGTACGCCGCACTGTCAGAGGAAGCCATTGCCTGCGGGTACGACGCAGACAGGTGTGAACGTGAGCTCCAGTTCTGCGATACAGAGACCGAGCGTGGCAGCGCTGCACATGCAGAGTACACACGCATGGTCATGCACGCACGCACGCGCCTCAAAACGATCATGCCCAAGATAGAGAAGCTGAAGAAGGAGCTCAAGGCTAGGGAGGAGCTCAAGAAGGAGCGACGCTGATGGCGGTCACTGCTCCACAGGTGTTCTTGAAGACGCCAACGGAAGAGAAGATCTTCCAGTTCACCGTACCTACAGAGGACGTAGCAACCGACGAGACTATCACAGCAGCTACTATCTCGTCTCTGCCTTCGGGTGTCACATGGGGTTCATGCGTTGTGTTAGGGCTAACAGTACAGTCAAAGGCTACGGGCGGGACAGTGGACACTGACTACCATGTCACCTTGAGTATTGATACCTCAATCTTCAGTGGTGGTAGTCAGAAGCTTGCTTACTGTGGTGATTTGTGGGTGCGAGCATGTTGATTGGCACGCTGTACCACAGCACCAACCACCGGCCCGGGCCCGACAGGGACGCCTATATGAATTTCACGGGTCCTGGTTTGCCACGGCCCCCTGTGGTGTGCCGGAGGCGGCTCGCTGTCAGAGGAAAACTAGTTGACACCTGAACTTACAACAACATGCGCGACCATGGCTGGGGTGGCTGCCCATTTCCGTGTGAGCTGGCGAGCAGTAAAGAGGTGGTTCCAAGTCGGCTGCCCTGGTGGCCAGCGCGGGCTATACGACCTCGGCGTGATTAGGGCATGGCGCTTTGGCGGCGATAGATCCTCGATTAACGACCCAGACTACACCTCGCGCAGAGTTACGTGCCGTACCTGCGGTGCCAAGACCAACCGTTCTCCCAAGAGGCCAAAGGAGTGCCCAGGGTGCTTCCAGAAGAGGCAAGCAGCCCTTAGGCCCCCGGCAACCCATGAGAGGCATAGGCGTTGCCCGAAGTGCGGCAAGGGAATGCACGGCACTTTCCGTGGCCGGAAAAGGACCGTGTGTTTTGAGTGTGAACCCAAGGGAATTTTGTGCAAGTTCTGCGGCAGGCCAACCAGGAAGAGGCTTTTGCGCTGCGACTCCTGCCGTGCCGGCATCAAGGGAGCCTGCCTCCAGTGCGGGAAGGAACTTCTAACAAAGGCTGGAGAGTACGCCTACCGTGGCCGCTCCTTCTGTTCCTGGCGCTGCGCCGGGAAGTACAAGTCTGAGCCTGCCTCCTGTGTTGTCTGCGGGGCGCAGTTCCTTGTCACCGCGAAGCATGTCGGCAAGGCCAAGTTCTGCACGACCTACTGCAAGAGCAAGGCTTACAAGGCCGGTTGCACGACTGGCGTAGCCTTCAACTGCGAGCGCTGCGGCAAGGCGGCAGTTACGAAGAACTCTCGGGGGCGGTTTTGTAGCGATGCGTGTCTAAGGGATCTGCCGACACCTCGTCGGCAGTTCACGGCTGAAACGTTTCTAACGGAGGTTTCTGATGCGATTCGATCCCAAGAGCTTCGTCCGAACGGTCAAGGATCTACTCGAGGCAGGCGAAAAGGCGCTCGAGACTCTCGTGGACGCCTACCTCTGGGCGGGTCACCACCTGAAGGAGATCCACAGGGTGAACCCAGAGTACGAGCAGAGGTGGCTTCTCTCTGAGGTCCGCAGGATCTTCAACGTGGATGTGCCTGTCTTCGCGCGCACGGCGAAGAAGCTCGGCGGCGGCTCGGAGACGCAGAACTTCGAGGAGGGCAAGGCGGTCATCGCCAAGTTCGGGGTCTACGAGACCTTCCGCGCCGAGAAGCTCCTGACGGACGGCCAGATGGAGACGCTTCGGAAGGACATCACGCCGAAGACCACTCCTGACGAGTTCCGTCAGATGGTCGATCAGCACTCGCGGCACCTGGAGAAGCTTCGCGAGGAAAGGGAGCAGCCGAAGACGTTCGCGGCCGTGCTCAAGGAGAACCTCCAGCTGAAGAAGCAGCTCGAGGTCGCACACAAGGAAATCGAGAGGCTTCGTCAGAAGCTCGATGCTGCAAGTAAGGTCCTCATCTAAGGACTTCGCCAGCACGCAAGGCGAGCTTGCCGCCCTCTTCGGAGTGTCGCGCGTGACCATCATGGACTGGGTCCAGCGCGGCGCTCCGAGGAAGACGGCAAAGGGGTGGGACGTCGATGCCATGCGTGTCTGGAGAGAGCAGAACATGCGACCCGCCCAGTGGACCGGCGGGGATAGCAAGCTCGTGTCTGCTTCGGACGAGGCGAGGCTCCTCAAGGCGCAAGCCGACGAACGCGAGGCGAAAGCCGCACTCGCCGATCTGAAGCTCAAGATCGAGCGCGGCGAGTACGTGCCGCGTAGCGAGGTGAAGGACCGGGACCTGGCGAGGATAGCCGTCGTGCGCCGTGGCTTGCTGGGTCTACCGCGTACCGCAGCTCCGAGGGTCGTCGGCCTGACGGAGAAGGAAGCCGAGGTGGCGTTGACGACGGTGGTGCGGGACCTCTTGGAGAGGTTCGCGAGCCTGTGACCGTCGCCGCGCCAGTCTGGGAAGACTACGAGCGTGCCGCCTGGAGACCTCCGCCGACGCTCACAATCGACCAGTGGGCGGAACAGACGGTGGTCCTCCCCCGCTCCGTCTCGAGCGAGCCCGGCCCGCTATGCCTGGACCGTACGCCGTACCTGCGGGAAGTCCTCCAATCCGTGACCGATCCGGACGTGGAGGAAATCACGCTCTGCTTCTCGACGCAGGTCGGTAAGACGCTCGCGGCGATCCTGTCGGTGCTCTACTTCGTGGACCAGGATCCGTGGCCGGCGCTCCACGTCATGCCGCGTGAGGACGACGCCGTATCGATCAACACGGATCGTTACCAGCGGATCGTGCAGGAGTCGCCGAAGCTGGCGCGTCACCTGACGGGCGCGGCGCACGACATGACCCGCGAGGCGATTCGGCTTAACGGCGCGGTCGTGACGTTCGCGGGTGCGAACTCGCCTGCGGCGCTGGCCTCGAGAGCCATCGGCGTCCTGGTGCTCGACGAGACGGACAAGTACCCGGCCTTCAGCGGCAAGGAGGCGGACCCGATTGCGCTCGCGAGGGAGCGAACCAGGACGTTCATTCACCGGAAGATCCTGAAGACGTCGACGCCGACGACGGAGCGCGGCTATATCTGGCGCGAGTACCAGGAGAGTGACCGGCGCACGTACCACGTGCCGTGTCCACGGTGCGGGGTGTTCCAGCGGCTGGTTCTGGGGACGAAAGATCCCGAGTCGCCAGGGGTGAAGTGGCCGGCGGACGTGCGGGACCCGGAGCGGCTCCTTGACGAGCACGCGGCCTGGTACGAGTGCGCTTCGTGCAAGGGCCGGATCGTCGACCGCGATAAAGCGCTCATGCTCCGTAAGGGCGTCTGGGTTCCTGAAGGCTGCACGGTCGTGGATGGCCACGTGGAGGGCAAGCAGCCGCCTCGCAGGCGCATGGGCTACCACCTGTCGGCCTTGTACTCGCCGTGGCTGACGTGGAGCCATATCGCGGCGGAGAAGCTCAGGTGCGGCTTGGCCTACTCGAAGGTCATGAACTTCACGAACTCGTGGCTGGCCGAGATCATGGAGGACAAGGTCGAGGAGGTCACGGCCGCGCACGTCCGGGCGCGTGTCGGTGGGTACATGATCGGGACAGTCCCGCCAGAGGCGCACCTTCTGACGGCCGGGGTGGACGTTCAGCTCGACCACCTGTGGTACGTGCTCCAGGCCTGGGGAGCGTTCGGTGAGAGCTGGGTCGTGCGTGCCGGGCGGCTCGAGAGCTGGGAGGCGCTGAATGAGGTGCTCTTCCATTCGCGCTACACGGCTGGGCCTGACCCGATTGCGGTGCGGTGTGCCTTGATCGACATGGGGTACAGGACGGACGAGGTCTTCGCTTTCTGCATGCGGACCGGGTGCCAGGCGGTCAAGGGAGCGGCAGCTCCGTCGCGTCCTTTCACGGTATCGAAGCACCTGCACGCGACAGGCGAGGTCTCGCCGCTCGTCGTGATCGATACGGGGTACTACAAGGCGAAGCTTCACCGGCTGATCCGTACGCGGGACGGTGATCCCGGTGCGTGGCACCTGCCTGGAGTCGTGAACGATCTGGGCGAGACGGTCGGCGGCGTTGACGAGGAGTTCTACGCGCACGTGATCTCGGAGCAGCGGGTACGGGAGCAGGACAAGAAGACCGGACGGGTTCACTATCCGTGGAAGCGCATCCCGGCCGGCGCGGCCAATCATGAACTCGACGCACTCGTATATTCGCTGGCAGCCGCAGACATTCTCAACGTGGAGCACTCGCTAACTGCGCCTCCGGTGCGTGGAATCGAAGCAAATGCGGCTCTAAGTGAGCCAAAGCCGGTCCAAAGCGCGCCTAATCGACCGAGATTTCAGCAGATAAGGACGAGGTTCTTTACGTGAACAGCGACTTTAACCCCCCATGCGATTCATGCGGAGAAGAGATTGACTGTCCTGCTGTTGGCTGCCCATGCCTTGGCAGGAAGGAAGGCCGGAACATAAGCGTCTGGGTGGTCATGACAACTGGCGGAGGGTTCAGGTGCGTGTTCGACAACCCAGACACGGCCAGAGGCTGCGCGCAGGCAATGGCCGACTCGGAGTTCTACAAGCAACCTGTATCTATCATGGAGTTCCGCCTGAACGAGCTCTCTGTGGCGCTTAACACCGAATGGATCGTCCCGACAGAGAGCCTGTTTAGACCTTAGAATAGGAGGACCAATGATCGAACGACGTGACGCGCTGCGTGGGAGGTTCTTTACGTGAGACTAAAAGAGGAGTTGAGCCACATGGATCTTGAAAATGAGGAGATTGAGCGTCCGTTCTACGACAAGGAATCTATCGCTGCGTTGCGGGGCGAGATCATTGCTCTCGCGCGGATTCTGCTTCCGCAGGTGGACCAGTCTTCGCCAGAGGCTGTTGCGTTGAAGGCGGCGCTGAAGACCTACGACATAGCGCATACGTACGTGGTTGTGGTGCGCAGGCAGCCTGGGATGAACTACCCAGCATGAAGCCTCCCCCCAACCGAATGGCGCACCCCGACAACAGAGGAGACCCTATGCCCGAGACGCTCTTGGAGAAGAAGGAAGAGCTTGAAGAGAAGCCGCCGGAGCCTGTCAGGCCGCCGCGTGGCTTCCAGTGCAAGTGGTGTAAGCAGATCGGCCCTAACCCGGTCAGGCGCACCTGCAACTACGTCGAGAACGTCGGCATGAGGCGCATCCGCTTCTGCCTCAAGTGCCGCCGTGAGTACGATAGCTGGGAGAAGTAGCGGTGACGCCGTTCCAAGACATGCTGGCCAGGGCGATAGTCGGTGCTGGGCTTTTCATAGCCTTCCTTGTGCCTGTGGTGGCGACATGGATGGCTATTGTGGTCTTCTTGGATAGCGCCGACCCTGAACGCAAGCACAGGGTAACAGCCTCTACAGGCTCGAAGTAGCCCGGTTACACATATGTAACTTTCAAAGTAGTTACAGGTATGTAACTGGCTTCTTTCTCAAGGGTGGTTAGTGTCCCACACTGCGGGCCATGGCATTCTACGCCGAAACGCTCGCTCTTATCCGCACGGCGATCACTGCCAGACTGAACGGCGGCGAGGTCGAAAGTTACTCGGTCGGCGCGGTCAACCTGAGCCTGTGCCCGCTCGAGACGCTGTTCAAGCTCGAGACGCAGTACGCCACGCTGGCGGCTAACGAGACGGCGGTAGCGACCGGGGCGTCGCGCATCCACTTTGCCAATCTGAGGCCGGGCGGATGAGCGTCCTCTCCTGGCTATTCCCCGAGGTCGCGCTCAAGCGCCAGATGGCGCGCGTACGCCTCGACTTCCTCAAGCGCTCGTTCCCGGCCGGCACGCCTGACCGCACGTCCGGCTGGCGTGCCAAGGCGCAGGAGACGATCAACCAGAAGGCCAAGCGGGACCTATCCGTAACCCGCAGTCAGGCGCGCGAGCTCTACCGCCACAACCCCTACGCGCGCGGCGTCGTCAACTCGATCGTCGCCAACCTCGTCGGCACGGGTATCCGGCCGCAGTCGCGGGTAATGATGCCGCGCCTCTACGAGCCGCTGACGGACTTCAACGACAAGGCGGACGAGGCGTGGAAGCGCTGGGCGCACGCCGAGAACTTCTACGCGAAGCAGCGGCTGATCCAGCAGGAAAAGATCGTCGCTGGCGAGGTGCTGATCCGCTACGTCGCGGCTCAGGACGGTCGCGAGATCCCGCTGACGCTCGACCTGATCCGTAGCGAGCGGTTGGCCACGAACGAGAGCTTCCGCCGTGCGCCTCCGAACGTCGTTCAAGGGATCGAGTTCGGTGAGAACGGTCTGCCTACTGCGTACTGGGTCTATCCAGAGAACGCGAGCGACCAGGCGCTCGTGCAGGCCGATCCGATTCGTTACCCGGCGGATCAGATCCTACACGTCTTCGACGCACTGGAGCCTGGCCAGATTCGCGGCATGACCCGGTTCTTGACGTGCGCAGGGACCTTCGAGGCAATCGCACAGTACCTAGACTTCGTCTTGACCAAAGAGCGCGTGGCCTCCGCGTTTGCGCTCATGATCAAGCAGGGCGGTTACCCGATCAACTTCCCGTCCCCAGACGGTACGACGTACCCGCAGCAGGACGCGCAGGGTAACAACCTCGACTACATGGAAGGTGGAATGATCTTCCGCGGGGAGACGGGTCAAGAGCTCCAGGGGGTCTCCTCGGGTCTTCAGTCGCAGCAGGTGGACAAGCTCATGCAGATCCTGCTGCGCCAGTGCGGGCGTGGCATGGACACCGCGTACGAGCTGATCTCCCGCGACCTGTCGCAGGTCACGTATCTATCGGCACGCCAGGGCGAGAACCAGGATCGACGCCACTGGCAACCGCAGCAGGACGATTTGAACCGGCAATTCAACTGTCCGGTGTGGTCGGAGTTCATGCGGATCGGTGCTCTGCGTGGCATGTGGCGCGTTCCGTACGGCCGCATGGACATGTGTTCTGCCGATTGGATCACCGACGGCTGGGACTGGATTGATCCTTTGAAGGACGTAGCAGGCGAGATCGAGGCAATCAAGGCAGGCCTCATGACGCCGCAGGAAGCCGCCGCGAAGCACGGCCGCGACTGGTTCCAGACGCTCACTGATATCGAGACGTTCAAGAAGGAAGCGACGGCGAAGAAGCTCACGCTCGAAATCTTCCCCGACATGGTCGCCAAGGCAGAGGCGAAGGCGCTGCCGAAGCCTGAACCCAAAGCAGTGGAGGCTCCACAGGAGCAGCCTGATGAAGAAGCGAATGAGAGCGAAGCTGCGTAAGCAGCGCGCGCCAGAGTCACTTCAGCGCATGGTCTCCATTCGCGCGGAAGACATTTCAGATATCGACCAGCGCGTGGCAGTCAGTATCTCGAGCCAGACGGACGGCATTCGCTTCATGGGAGTGCCGCAGGTACTACTCCACGAGTCGAACGCAATCGATATCTCGCCGCTGCGTGACGTTGGAGCGGTGCTCATGAACCACGATCCAAACCAGATCGTGGGTCGTCCTGAGAATATCCGTATCGACGAGGCCTCGCGGCGCGTGCGTGCGGACATTGTCTTCGACAAGGACGAACGCTCTCAGGCTGCATTCGCAAAGGTGCAGAGCGGCAGTCTTCGCGGTGCGTCGGTTGGCTTCAAGGTCACGGAGTGGAAATTCCTCGACCGTGGCGAGACTTGGGATTCGCCGGGTGGCCAGCGTTTCGAGGGACCGGCGGACGTTGGCTCGAAATGGAAGATTTTCGAATTCTCACTGACCCCGATCGCGGCTGACTCAGAAGTTGGAGTTGGCCGCTCTACACAAGGGCGAGAGCCCCAAACCAAGGAGTTCCAGATGGAACCGAAGCTTATGGCGGCTCTCGTTAAGAGAGGTCTCGACGAGAACGCTACGGACGACGAAGCGCAGGAGTTCGCGCTGCGAATGGTCAACGAGCCTCCGAAGCCTGAACCCAAGCCCGAGCCGAAGCCTAAGCCTGAAGAGGATCGCGCTCCTGCGACGGAGCAGAGCGTCATGCTCGCGCACAAGGCCGAGACACGCGAGCGCGAGCGTGCGGCGTCGATCACCGAGCTCGGGAACATCTGGCCTCAGTACCGAGAAATGATCTCAGTGATGGTGCGCGAGGGTCACAACCTCGAGCAGGCGCGCGGCGCGATCCTCGAGCAGCTCAACCGCGACCGTCCACCGCAGGCTCCGGTCTCGGGCGGCTTCGAGTACGGCATGGAGCACAAGGAGAAGTTCCGACGCGCGGCAGCTGACTCACTGCTGCTTCGTTGCGGTCGGATGAGGCAGGACAAGGAAGAGTCCCCGACCTCGTGGCGTGTTCGGCAAGAGGCGGCGCGTGACATTCAGGGGTTCTCGCTCTTCGACCTCATGCGGTGCTCGCTTCGTTCGAACGGTCTCTCCGACCGTGGCGACCGCGAGGACCTGATGACGCGCGCGTTCTCGCACTCGTCTTCAGACTTCCCGGCGATCCTGAAGGATGCTGCGAACAAGCGGCTACTCGAGGCGTACACGGAAGCGCCGAGCACCTGGCGTCCGCTCTGTCGTATCGGCTCGGCCACGGACTTCAAGACGCTGAACAGGCCGAAGTTCGGCGACATGGGAAACCTCGTCCTCACGCCGGACCTCGTTCCCATGAGCGAAGGTTCGACGATGGACGTCAACGAGTCCTTCCAGATCGGTACGTACACGAAGCGTTTCGGGATCGGTCGCCAGGCGATCATCAACGACGACCTCTCCGCGTTCGATCGCATCCCGACGATGCACGGGAACGCTGCGGCACGGACCGTCACCGACACCTTCTACAACCTGCTGATCTCGGCGTCCGGAGTCGGTCCGACGATGGCCGAGGATTCGAAGGCGCTATTCGCTACGGATCACACGTCCGGAGCCAACTACGCAGTCGGTGCAGCGGTGGTCCCGGACGTGGCTGGTCTCGGAATCCTGAAGAAGCTTATGCGTCTTCAGCGCGGCCTCGTTCCCTCCGGTGAGACCGGACCACTTCTCAACATCGAGGGATCGATCCTGCTCGTTCCCGCGGCACTCGAGACGGCGGCGAAGCAGACGGTGGTATCGATCGGAGACCCGTCTAAGTCGAACTCGATCACCTTCAACCCGTTTAGCGGGTCCATGCAGGTGATCGTGGAGCCGCGCCTTGACGGTGGGACGAACGGCACCACTGCGTTCTACGTGGTCGCGAACCCGAACCTTTCAGAGGGTGCCGAGGTCGCGTTCCTGAACGGAAATGACACACCGACCATGGTTACCGAGGTCGGGAACAACGTGCTCGGCACGCAGTGGGGAATCTACCTCGACTTCGGGGTGAAGTTCATCGAGCACCGCTCCTGGGCCAGGCACAAGGGCGCTGCGTAATCAGTGAAGAGAGAGCCTTCGGGCTGGGGCCGCTTGACCTTAGACAGGCGGCTCCAGTTCGAAAGCTCACAACCGGATACGGCCTCCCGTGTCCAAGGAGCTTCTGAATGGCAAAGAACGTAGTCCGAAACGCGGGATCGCCTCAGTACGCGACGACGAAGAACGTCGGCTCTGCAAAGTTGAGCGGTGCGTTGATTTCTTTCCCGTTGACGGCCGGTTTCAACGTGCCTGTGGCACTTCTCACGAGGGACGCGGGTACGAGCGAGGACGGAGTCTCGTGCATTCTCGGTGGTGTTGTCGTGCGTTACGCGGCACTGTCAACTGACACTGCGGACCCCGGCACGATTCTTTTCTTCGACATCGCCAACAACCGGCTGACGACGGACAGCGGCACGTCAACGCACAACAAGGCTGGCAGAGCGGCGAAGTCGAAGATCAATGGCGATACCACCGCCGACCTCTACCTCAACATGCCATAAGGAGCGTGAAACATGGCGAAGAATGTAGTGCGAGAGTTTGGGTCCCCAATGTACGGCACCACGAAGAACATCGGGTCCGCCAAGCTGAGCGGGGACCTCATCGCGTTCCCGCTGACGCCTGGCACGGCTGGTCCGGTTGCGCTGCTTACGCAGGATGCTGGCACTAGCCAGGACGGCGTGAGCTGCATCCTCGGGAACGTTGTGGTGCGCTACGCAGCGCTCTCAACGGACACAGCCGATCCCGGGACGATTCTCTACTTCGACATCGGGAACAACCGGCTCACGACGACGGCCTCTACACACCAGAAGGCCGGGCGTGCTGCCAAAACCAAGATCAACGGTGATACCACCGCTGATGTCTATCTCAACATGGTCTGAAAGGTACCCAACATGAACATGCAACCAGAGTTCGACGCGGCCTCCCATGCGATCGCGGTGCTCGTCAAGACGGCGCGTGAACGCCACGCGCTCCTCGAGAACGCTCCGATCGAGAAGGACAAGGATCACCACGACTCGGAGAAGCAGGCGAAGGCCGAGCTTCACGCGGCTCTGGAGCTCGAGAAGGACGTGGCCAAGTTCCACGCCGTTCTGAGCAAGCCGGAGAAGGTGGCTGAGAAGGCAGCGGAGAAGGAAACCGAGAAGGCCGAGGACCACCCGCGGCCTTTCCACAAGAAGTGAGCTTCGCGGACCTACAGCGGACGCACGCCTCGTTTATCGCAGGCCACGGCCAGACGGAGGTCATCGAGTACCGACGTGGCGGTGGCGCGGTATGGGAGGCGTTCTCCGCTCAGGTGACACGAAACGTGACTGACTCGATTGGACAAATGCTCAGAAACACCGTGGACGTGTTCGTCTCACGTACTGACGTGGCGAATGCGACTCCACTCGTCGACGTGATCAGGCTTCCGGCGGACCTGCCGCCGGAGGGCGGAGAGATTCCTCAGTACAGAGTGGAGGAGGTTCTAGGCCGTTCGGACGGCTCGTACCTCTTACGGTGCATCCGGTGAAGGTCTTCTCTTCTATGGGTGGTGTCGGGGTACGTGGAACCCGGCGTGGTCTCCTCTCCGCGTCCAGGCCCGATCCCACTAGACACCACCCGTTTTTGAACCCATGGCGTTAGAGATCAAAGTAGACACGGCGAGGCTTCAGCGAATCCTCAAGACTTCGCCGGAAGAGCTCGACCGTGTCATGCCAGGAGTGGCGTTACGGATCGGCCTGCGCTTCCGCGGGAACTTCTACGCCTCCCGGCTTCGAGGTCCACCTGGTGTACGCGGCACACGCCGTGGCCTCATGAGCCAGTTCCGAGTCACGACGACCGGGACGAAGTTCGACAGGCTGCGCCTCGACGTTGGGACCCGTTCCCCTATCGCTGCCTTGCACGAGCGCGGCGGTACGACTGTCGCCAAGAGCGGCGGCAACCTGGCCATACCGTTCTCGTCGCTCTCGAAGGCGCAGAAGAAGCGGTTCCGGGACCTCGTCAAGCAATCGCGCGCCGTCTTCAACGCACGCAGCTCTGGCTTTGACCTCGTGAAGAAGAGCGGCCGGAAGGTCAAGTCTCTCTTCGCGATCGTCGCGAAGGACGGCCGTGCGTTCCTGGCCGAGTCCGTAGGCGGCAAGGCTCGAATCCTCGGCCACCTTCAGAAGCGGGTCTACAACAAGCCGCTTCTTGGCTTCGTGGGTTCATGGGGACGCTTCCGACCGACTGCGGTGAAGCTCTTCAACCAGGGGATCGGGTTCGCTCTGGCCGCTGCCAGGAAGAAGGCAGGCAAGTAATGGCCACTAGCCAGCTCGAGCTGCTCTTCCGCGAGATCAAGACGCGCCTCGAAGTGATCCTCGGAGACACGGACTACCACTACGGTGTCTCGCTCCGTGGAGTCGAGCGGCAGATCCTCGACTTCGCCGAAGAGCAGCCGATCGTTAACACGCTCACCGACTCGCCGAAGATCATTATCCTCCGCGGCCAGAATGTCACCACAGGCGAGGACGACGTTGCCACGTTCGCACGCCAGCAGACGTTCGAGATCCTTTTCATTCTGAAGGACAAGGCGAACTGCGAGGACGTTGGGAACGCTATCGAGGACATGGAGCGAGCGCTCTTCTCCTCGGAGTGGCCGGGCAATTACCGCCTGCAAGACTGGAGAACTGATCTCAGGGACCCGCAGACGCAGGCGCTACTACCAGGGCCTCAGCTTACTTTTTCCGTTGTCTATAACGTAACGATAGGAGACCCGTCCACGGGCTAAAGCCATGGCTGATAACTTTCTCGAACAGAATCAGCAGTTGGCCGCCAAGCCGGAGGCGGTGTCTGGTACTGCCGAGACGCTGACTTCGGCCGAAGTGAAGCTGAAGCCGTTTCGGTCGCAGTTCTCGTTCGGGACGGACTTCCAAAGGTTCACGAACGACGAGGTGGCGGAAGACCTCGCGCAGGCGGCTGACTTCGTCGGTGGACGGCTCGCGCGTATCGGCGTCGGCTTCCAGTGCAAGACGAGCGGTGTCGTCGGCACTCCTCCCGCTCTCGGGACGTATCTCCGTGGCTGCGGCTTGCAAGAGCAGATCGTGAGCCAGATCACGGTAGGCGCGATTACAGGCGGTGACGGCACTCTTACGGCCGGG